TTGGTCAAAGAACAACTCAAAGAGGCGACCCAGATTCTCTTTGGACTTTACGAAACGGGTTACTCGCTGTTAGATATTTATTATTTCATGTATGAATATTTAAAATCTAATAAAAAAAGAAGAGGTATCAGCTATCTCTATATTGAAAAAATTTGTTTTTTTATTCAATATATTTACGACGGATACGACAACAAAGTGATGCTTCTTTTACTCACCAATGAGTTATTTGGGATTTATAAAAATAGGCCTACATTGTATGGCACATAACAATAAAAATCAAATTTTAAAGAAGCCTATAGATTTTTTCAATGAGTATCTACTCACGTTTGGAACTTTGGAACAAGATTATGTCCTGATTAACATCAATCATTTCAAACGGGCTCAATACGGCGAACGATTAAAGGATTTTTTAACCAAAATAGAGCCCTATTATCACAACTCAAAAAAAAACTACGTGACGCGTCCAAATTTAACCTATATGAATTTCATTACTATTTTGCGTCAAATATCACATATGAATGGTGTATTTTTTGAGTATAAAATAAAATACACCAATTCCAAACACTACATTGAATATTATTTTTATCTAGACCGTAAAATTGAAGCCAAAGAAAGAGACATTCAAGCACCTTAAAATGACTTCAACCTCTACTTTGTCTCCAGAACAAACAAATGCATTTGACCTATATACCCAGGGCAAAAATATATTCTTAACAGGTCCCGGCGGAACAGGAAAGTCCTTTCTTATCAAAACGATTGTGGAAGATGCAAAAACAAGAGGCAAAGCTTGTCAAGTGTGTGCACTCACGGGATGTGCTGCAGTACTCTTAGATTGCAAAGCAACCACGATTCATTCTTGGAGCGGCATAGGTATGATGAATGGAGACGATGACACCATCATTCGGCGCATCTCCCAGAAAAAAGAGTTAAAATCGCACTGGAAAGCTACAGAAATTCTGATTGTAGATGAAGTGAGTATGATGTCCAAAAGAATGTTTGAACTCTTGAACCAAATTGCAAAGCGAATACGTATGAATAAGAAGCCATTTGGAGGAATGCAATTGATTTTCGTAGGCGACTTTTTCCAACTTCCTCCGATTGAAAAGGATGGATTCTGTTTTGAATCGGAGGAATGGTTTGAAGTCTTTCCCAAAGAGCAACACCTGGAACTCAAAACCTTCTTTCGCCAAGTAGACCCGGTCTACATTGACATTTTGATGAAAGTACGAAAAGGACAACTAGACAAAGAAAGTATTGCGATGCTTGAAAAGTACGTAGCACGAGACCGAGACCAACCCATTACCAAAGTGGTACCTTTGCGGAAACATGCTGACTTTATTAACAAGACCATGTTTGATAAAATTACGGAATCTTCGCACGAGTTGAATGCCGACCTTTATAAAGAGATTGTGGTTTATATAAAGGACGGAAAGCCCATTGAACCCACGATACTTGCCTCTTGTCGTGTCTTGAGTGAACAAGACAAGGAACGAGAGTTGGATTCACTCATGAAAAATCATCATATCTGTAAATGTCTTCCTCTAAAAAAAGGGGCACATGTGATGTGTACACGTAATCTAGACCTAGAACATCAAATCTGTAATGGTTCACAAGGGATTGTAGTAGATATTGTGAAAGACAAACCAGTGGTTCTCTTTTCGAATGGTCACCGTATGGTCATGGAAAAAACAATGTTTCAGTCAGAACTCTATCCAACGTTGGTCGTTGGCCAATATCCATTGTCTTTGGCTTGGGCCGTGACCATACATAAAATACAGGGGTGTTCACTCACACATGCGCAAATAGACATTGGAGAATCCATCTTTGAATATGGACAAACGTACGTGGCGTTGTCTCGGGTGAGAACGATGGATGGACTCTATTTGATGAACTTTCAACCAAAACGTATCAAGTCCCATCCAAAAGTGATTGCGTTTTACGAATCGTTATAATTTGTCAATGAATACATTATACAATTTGCAGTATAATGATTTTGCTTTTGCATCTGTTATCAGTTTATGTTTTTTTAACAATCGTAAGATACGTAGAGGGCCATCCAAGTTTTGATTCACGTCAAACCGAAATAACTTATCCAACATGTTTACATAATTATCACTTTTGTCTATCAATTGTGTAAAGCATGCATGATTCGTATAAAACATTTTTTCACTATACAGTCTGTTTTCTTTGTCCATACAATTCATATTCATTTCAAAGTCAATGTGTTTTCCGTTGGGTTCAGGCAATTTTCCCCGATTACGCACTGATTCAATATAATGACGTGTAATCAAATAGACATGTGTTCCAAAGCCATATCCATGAGTAAACATTTCATTGTTTATTGGATGGTCAACTTTGACACAGTACGGATGTAAAAATAAAACATCCATGTCTTCATAGTGACGTTCTAGATAAGAAGCCGCCTTTTTTAAAATGGACCTATCTGTAGAAGAATAAACAAAATCATCTTCAAAAACAAATGCATAGCGTTCATGGGGAAAACGAGTAAAAAAATCTTCCCAGATTTTCATATGGGAATCATAACATCCATAGGCACCGCCACGAATGTCTTTGACAAAAGGAAGATATATCACTTTCTCAGATAACCCTTTCTTTAATTTTGTAAATTCTCGTAACGAATGTTGTTTTCTATCTAGACGATGGTTTAAATTGATACAATAGACCGGCATATACTATTCCATCCTATATTTAAGAAAGCAAAAAACGTATAAACCTATAAATTGGAGTCATTCTAAAAGAATATAGTATCTTTCTAATGGAACCTCTGATTGTGGAGTGTCCACATTGCAAAGAGTTTGTTTGGATAGAACAACTCAATTGTCGTATTTTTAGACATGCCTGCTTCAAAAATGGAGAACCTATTCCACCTCATTCTACCAAAGAGGAATGCGAAGCGTATCTACGAAGTGGTACTGTATTTGGATGTGCAAAACCCTTTCAAATCATGGAAGATGGGTCAGTCGTTGTTTGTGATTATATCTAAAATTGAATCCTTCACAAAAGAAGTGTACGTAGGAAAGATGCAATTTGGAGAAGTCACTTGGAATAGACTCTTGATAGCGGTTTATATCATGATAGGGTTGGGTATGACCCTAGGCATCTATGTACTCTTCCTAATAAAAGACGCCTTCTTATCTCTTGACTAAAAATTGATACAATTCTTTTTCCATCTTTCTCCTGGACAAAGGATTCATCATGGCCGAACTTGAGTATTCTACGATTCCGCCCATCGCCAATCAATATATATTTATTCATTTTCAAACGTTAGAAGAATGTAATCTTCACGTACTAAACAATAAACATCTCCAAATGGCTTATAAATGTTGTGGTGGAAAGGGGGTTGCTTACCCTCGTATCAATAAGCTTTCCTTTCCCACTACACCCTGTCTTCTGTCTCGTACGGAAACCTTTATTTCAACACAAGGAACTTGCGACATTTGCTTTGAAGAAAGCAAACCTTTATTCAATACATGTAATACATGCAAACAACCCTTTTGTAAGCCTTGTTTAAAAAAGATTAAAGACAAGATTTGTCCTTATTGCCGTGGAAAACTGAACAATAATTTTGATTAACTGTTTTCAATCATGTAATGAGAAAAAGCACAACGAGTAGATAATACTTGTTTTTCATTCATGCGCACATACCATTTGTAAGCGGAACGTTTCATCAGTTCACAATAGGGCAAGTAAAGACCCAGATTACATTCAGGTAGTTTTAAATTTTTAGTAGACATTAAATCATCCAAATGAATATTCTCCTTTCTTTTGTTTTTTGTTCCAAATATAGTACCATCTAATACAAAGACCTGATGATTCAAAAAATAATTGTCTGTGAATTCTGCTTTCTCTTCTGTTTTGAGATAGTCTATATAGTGACGTAATTGAGGGTCCTGTGCCGGGGCGCCTGTAATGACAATAGACGGTATCCGATTGGAAGAGGATACATGGTTTGAATTGTAGGTATCTACGACAAACCAACGGTCCATCGCGTCTTGGTGTTTGATATTGTTACGCAGATAAAGTGTATGCGGAAGAAGTATGCCTCCATGTTCGTACAAAATCTCAAGAAGATATCGTTGTCTATGTTTTTCTAATATATCCCCAGATAAGGTGGACAAATCTACCGTGGATTTCAGAATTTCTGGAATATCATCGTCGGTGAAAAGAATGATGTCATACGATTGTGAACACCAATCTACCACCGATTTAATACATAGATTTGAAACAGATAAATTCAAATGAGTAGAACTACGTGAACCAAACGTTTGCCAGTGTCGCGAGTTTCTTTCCAGGGGAATATGTATCCAAATTTTACGCCGTTTTGTCTTCAATATAGAGGGATGATAAAAGAAATCATCTAGCAAAAGCGTTTCTAGTTTTTTTGCTGCTATATGCTCACGCTCTTTTTCTTTGTAATAATTGTAGTTTAAGAAAAGAAACAAGATGACAAATAATACCATAAAGAAAAGAATACCATTCATTTATATATAGATATACATAAAATTACTGAAGCTGGATGATTGAATTCGTCATTACTCAATAATTCTCAAGAATGGATTCTTAGAAATTTACTATAATAGTCTTTCATTTTATGTGCTTGGGACTCTGTCTTTTTTAACAATTCATAGGACAGATGTAAAGAAGTTTTGTATTCTGCATGTTCTTTTTCTTCCAGCATTCGCTCAGCCACTTTTTTGGAGACAGGTTCTGCTACCTTTGCCCGATGACGTTGGTATTCTTCCACTGATTTAAAATGAGGTGTTTGTTGATATACTTTTTCTGCATCTATCGGTAAGATGGATTGAACATATGCATTTTTGATATCTTTGTCATCTACCTCTTGTAAGGTTTTTAATTCCTTGTCAACCACCACTAAGGACATTGCCTTTTTACGTGAGCCTTCTAAATCCGATTTATCATACAATCCTTCTTCCGTTTTTAGCCAGTCGCCGTAACCTTCCTTGTCTGGAATATAGACATTGTCAAATACTTCATTGAACAGTGTATTCAGTTCACGTTCTTTCAGTCCTTTTTGTTGACAATACTCATAAAATCCTCGTTGACCTAGCTCTTCGGTCTGATATGTTTTAGACACGACTTCTTTCTGGTGACGATTGATAAACTCATACACATGTTCCAATTTATGATAAGCCTCTTTGAAATATTCATAGTAGTTGGAAGTGTCTTTGTGAATGTTCTTGTCCGGATGAAGCATGAGGACTTTTTTCTTGGCTTGTTTTAATTCATCCGGAGTAAGTTCTTCAATTTCAAAGAGTCCAAACAAATCATCCAAGGTACATTCTTCAATTCTCTTTAAAGGCATTATCTTTTAAAGAGAAATTAACAGCCTAAACTTGCCTTATAGAACCCCTCTAGACCATTTGGGTCCGCACCAGTCATGCATCTGTAAGGAACATAATAAGTATCGGGGTTATAGTGAGACTTTTTAAACGTCAAAAAGGTAGGGACTCCATTCGCCATCTTCATTTTCTTGAAAAAAGCATATAAGTCTAAAGCATCGTCTACGTCAATCTCCATATACTCAAAATGATATTTTGAATAAATATCGTTCAAACGGTTCACCACGGGAGCAATCTTTTTACAAGGTCCGCACCACGAAGCGGTCAATTTAATGATGGTGGTTTCGTATTCGGTATTGTCTAGATAACGCTTAAGGTCTTCGCGTGTCTGCAGTTCACCCATATTCTTATTCAATTGGTGCGTTTAAATAGATTTGCACATATTATATAAAATTCGGTTTTGAATGTACTGAATGATGTACATGACGGAAAGCAGCAGTCCGCTCATCACAGCGACCTTATTCAATTTTTTTTCTGTAAACAAAAGAAGAACACCCACAACAGTCATCACCACGAAGAAAAGGGCAATTGCTGAAATGATTAAAAATAGATTGCAGTATTTTTTACCTAAAGGACCAAACAAAGAATTCATTTATACATAGAGAGAAGAAAAGATTTTTTATAAAATTGATGGGTCTTTATTTCTATCCTTAACTTCAGAAAAGATGTCTACGATGTCTGCGATGTCTGCGAACTCTACGAACTCTGCAAATTCTAGCATTTATCTGTATGCTATTCACGACCCATGGTTCCACGGTATGCCGGATGGAGATATGGATGACCGTGCTGCATTCTGCGTATATGAAAAATTTGCGCTAGCGAATCCGGATAAAAAAATAATCGTTCATGTGGGCGACCGTTACGATGATACGGTTGAACACTATGGACATTTTCATATAGAATTTCGTAAGAACTTCCTAGAAGAAGAAGTTGCTTTGGCTGAAAAGATAAGTATCTGTGCTCCCGTCAAGAACGAGAGAGAGCGGAACTATTTGACCTATATTCTCTCTATAAAGAAGAATGGATACTGTCAAGGATGCAAGATTGGATGCATGAATTTTCCTAATCAAAATTACATGCCCTTGTTAGAGTCTATTTCCCAACGATATTCCACGGTAGAGACCATGATAACCTTTCCTGTTTCTTTCACTCAACGTCTGGACCCCATTTACTGGGAAGAATACCAGAAGTATGGGTTACTCAAGTTGTTTTCCCCCAGAGCCATTGTACATATACCGGGTCTATTATACCGTCTCTACTGTCCCGGAGTTGGAGGCGGACCCGGTACGAATATGCTCGCCATCCAGAAATGTTTGCAAACTCATTTTGACTTGTTGAAAGAAATGCCTGTGGACAAGGACCATTTCATGGAATTCAATCAAGCCTTGATACAGAAGAAAAAATTGGTACCTACCACGGCAATCCAACGGATGTCACACGTAATGGAAATCCCTGAACTGGTAGATTCACTCACGGTGATGGTCTATTTTGCAAATCTCGTCTATCGTGTAGAAGAAGGTCCCTTGTACAAGGACGACACCGAACTCTACTCTTTGCAGTCTATTCCAGAAGGAATTCTCTGGATTAAAGAAACCGAGACACCTCCTCTCTACGATTTGGTGGCTGCTCACGCCATGTTGTACGATGTTCTTATCCCCACAAAAGAAGAAGTGCTTGCTTTCTATTAAAAATAAGGTTATCCAATAAAGAATCATTTTTTATTAAACTATATCCTTTTATACGATGATATATTCGTCATTTACCTTTTTCCAGTGTGAAATGACACGTGGACTAGGATTGCTGTTCAGAATATCTTCACTTGAATAGACATTTCCTTTTTTGTCAATATACTGATGTATGCCGCATATTTCTTCCAATTGAATTTCAATCTTGTCTTGTACAGGTTGAGGATAATCTTGTATCTTACCGTAAGGAAGTCCTTTCAGGTGAGTTCCGCAAAACCGTTCATTTGCCTTGTTCTTGCGTGTACACTGTTCACCATTCAGACGCAATGCACAACACCTCTCGTAGGTAGGGATAATCGTCTTGATACGCATGCGCCGTTTGAAATCATCTTTGGTGAGTTCCAATGTAGGAAAATCGGAAATGTTTCGCAACAAGTCGTTCATACGATTCTTCCCGGTTGCATCTACCAAAGTGACCTGATTTTGTTCTAACCATTCCGTAATATTGGTCTTTAGGTCCGTGATATGGGACGAAATCTTTTGATTCAAATTTCGTTCCATGTTACTTTATGACTGGATTGAAAGGATAAAAGGACCTTCAATTTTATTCATCCTTTATTCTTTTTCTTTTTTTACATTAAAACTGGTTTTCTTGACAGGCAACAAAGCTCCAAACAGTACAACCATACTAATCCAACACATATACATAGAAATAATCATGGGGTCTACTCCGAAAAAGATACCAACCGCATATACTATTTTAGAAATAAATAAAAAAAAGAAAATCATTAACGTAATTCTAACAAATTGATTACCTAATATATCTCGTATGTTCATCTTGTATGAAACAGTTATTTTTTTTTTATGAAATGATACGATAAACAGATAAAATCATCGGCATTTTTTACCATGTAGGTTGAATCGCCTGCATAAGAATCCGCACTTATCCTTTTCGTGTTTGCATGTTTTTTTAAGAAAAGAATATAACGCATCACGTAACCATCTTCTGTACGTAACGAAATCTCTTTTTTGCAATGATTCGGCCTCGTTGATTTGATATAAATGACTTCATCGTCGTAATAATAAATAAAGTATTTTAAACTAGGGTCGCATTGTGGAACATTTCCCAGGTAATGTTTGCGATGGTAAAATGCATTCTTTTCCATACGAACCGTTGTATCTTTGATATCCTTCTCTGAAAGATGATTCTTATTGTCTAACCGAATCAAATAATCATCACTGTCATCTTTGTAATAAGCATCGTATAAGGCATTCTCATAATCTTTGAAATAATAACCATGTCCAAAGATACCCTCTTTATCATTCAATGTCTGCAACAATATTTGTTCGTTGATTTCAGAGACACCCATTCCCCAATAAGCGACAACCGGTACTTCTTGGTCTCGGAGAAAGCATAACGGAGTATGCGCTTTGAACAATTCGGTGCATTCGGGATGAATAGCGTCCTCCCCTACTTTACGAGTATACAGAATTTCGTAAGGTGTCACTTTCCATAGGTCTTCCTTTTCAGTGACTAAAAATTCACTATCTAGATTGGTAATTTCGTAAAAGAGATAAGATTTCTGTTTCCAGTTTAAAGCTCCCCGGTACAAATGTTCCGTCGGAAGTTTAGTTCCTTCAAGGAAAGAAAGGCCATTTTTATTTTTATTTTTATGTTCCAGATAATACACGAGAAAGCTCTTTTCGTTCAGGTTCTCTACACTATAAGGAATATGTACTCTATCTTCATATTCTATGTCGGCACTCAAGATATCCATGAAATGAAGGTTTATTTTTTTAATCGTATATTTTCTTTTATTTTAGATTCTCTATTTTCCAAGATAAATTCACAGACTTCCTTCGCAGTCACCGGATTGGATTTGTAGTATTCAATCAAGATATCGGTCAAATATTTTTTATTGATGCTTTTTTTGACGGTATTCTTTGTGTAAAGTATTTGTCCTACATTGTTAATGTTGACAGAGTCTACTTCACGTTCCTTCATCAATACCGTCAGTTCATCGGCTGCATCCTTTTTGGATTTCTTAAGCGTTCGTAATTGTTTTTGTAAGTCGTTAATACGTGTATCGTACTCCAACCAACGCTTGATTTTATCAGCCAATTGATTGGTCTCCATTACAAAGGATTGAGGGAATGTGTTTATGTTTTTATCTCATTTAGATTCTGATTTACATGTAGGTCTATCTCTATAGGTTTATGTCTCTTACATGTATCTATACCTGAAATGGCTTGATTTTTACACATTTGTCCATTGAGGCAAGACGATGAACAACGTTTCTTGATAGAGGATGGATAATGTTTTTTGCAATAATTTCCATTTTTATAGACATTCCCAAAGAAGGTACAATCTTTCCAAGAGCATGGAAATAAAGGTAGCAATAATTTATTGTTGTAATTCACATGTACTATTTTTTTTACATCCTCTAACTCATAATAGGGAAGGGTAGAATAATACACGGCCCTGCAATAGGGACATTTAAAATATTCATTGTGTCTATTCTTTTGCTCAATGACCTCCAGAAATAGATAATAATATTCAAAAGAATGCTGACAGGGTAAAGTTATTTTATGTTCAATGGGTTCTTTACTTATCAGACAATTCTCCATCTTTATCTTATTTATTTATGTCTTTATATATTATGTCTAAAAACGTATGGGGTCCACCTACCTGGCGTTTATTACATTGTCTTTCTGTAAAAGCCAAAGATACCATGACACCGCCTCAAATCAAAGAATTGAAAACGATTATAGAAAGAATTGTCTCTAATCTGCCTTGCCCGATGTGTTCTAGTCACGCAAAATCTTATTTTAAACTGAACAAATTTGCTTCTGTTGTGACCTTAGAACAATTACGTTATTTTTTGTTTGTCTTTCACAACAATGTCAACACGCGCATAAACAAACCCCTGATTACGTATGAAGAACACAATCTGATATACCAAAATATGAATTTAGAGTTGACTATTCGTACCATGTTCAATGTGTATCAAAACATGAGCAGTACAAATGTAACGATGATGTTGTATAGTTACCATCGTCAAAATAGTCTTCAAGATTTGAATTTATATTTGGTAAGGAACCAGACATTGTTTACACTATAGGGTCTGTAACAATTCGCCATTTTTATACACGGAACATTTGAACTTTTGTTGACTCGGTCGGCTACAGGCTACCTTGTTGGAAAGTAAATCATCATAGTAAAGCAGCTCATTGTTTTGACTTTGGATAACAAAGTACCAAAACAGACCCCATACGATACCGATAAAGGCTCCTAAAATAATACCTGTAGGAGTCGTACAGTAATGTGCACTCTTCATAGAACAGTCTATGACAAAGAGGACTAGAATCATGAACAACAGTGGAAAATTCATAATCTTGTTTATCATCATAGGCACAAAGATGTACACTAGGGTGAACAAGAAAATAGCACTGTTGAAAGAAGGCACTGTAAAAATAGGATACGGCATTGCAAACAATTGACAATACGCAGATGCCTTTTCAGGGAGAGGAACTCGTAATACATTTTGAAACATGGCGATGATGAAAAATAGAAACAGAACACCCAAAAGGTAGATGAGACCCTTTAAATTTGAATTAATAATGGAAATAAAGACAAATATAAGAACGAGTAAAAACGGCGAAATCATGGAGAAATAAGCAAACATACTGGGAAGAGTGAAAGCGGCATGTTGAGACAATTGTCTTGTATCCTCCGGCATTTATTTACATTTAAACTATATTAAAAAAATGAAGAGTAGAGTATAGAATGGGAATTCCAAGTTATTTTTCCTATGTCTTACGAAATCACTTTAAAATCATATTGCCTCAGAAAAATGTATTGTGTAGTCTCTTATTGATTGATGCAAACTCTTTTATTTACGATGCAGTATACGAGAACTCTACGACTCTGAAAGAGACGGTCTATCAAAAAATCGTGGAACTTCGTGATAAACTAAAGGCTCAAACCGTTTTTGTTGCTTTTGATGGCGTAGCCCCTCTCGCCAAAATGAAGCAACAAAAACAGCGTCGCTACAAAAGTTTTCTCATGCGAACCCTGCTCAAGAAGAAGGGGTGGAATACGAACGCCATTACTCCAGGTACACCTTTTATGAATGACCTGGATGCCTTTTTGAAAGTGGCTTTTCAAAAAGAGAACATTTTGTATAGTGGTCCAAATGAAGCGGGTGAAGGTGAACAGAAGCTATTTGCCTATGCACGCAAACATCCTACCCCGCAAATGTTTGTCTATGGTCTAGATGCAGATTTAATCATGCTCAGTCTTTTGCATTTGAGACACAGTCCTAAACTATATCTATACCGTGAAACAAAACATTTTAGTTATATGAAAGGCATCAAGCCCCAAGAAGATTATGTATTCAGTGTGGATGAAATGGCGAAACAAATTTGTCAAGAAATGTATTCCAATACAACCGATTTACACAAGGCCATAGACCACTACTGTTTCTTGTGTTTTTTGTGTGGGAATGATTTTTTGCCGCATTTTCCATCTATCAACATACGTAATGAAGGTATCCCTTTTTTACTCAGTGTGTTCAAAAAGAACAAGGACCTGTTGGTAGAGGGTACACAGATTCATTGGTCCGGCGTCAAACGTTTATTTGGTGAATTGGCCCTTGTAGAACAAGCCCTCATCCAAACCAACATTCAATGGAAACAAACCCAACGATTGAGTGCAAAAAATGACGAAGAAGAAATCAATTTGATTCCTCTGAAAGATATTCGCGAGACCTATTTATTGACCCATCCAGAAGAGTACTATCCTTTTTTGTTTCATCAGACGGATGCATCTGCAATTTGTAAAAATTACCTACGTATGCTAGAATGGACCCTTCACTATTATCACGGAGAATGCAAAGACCATTATATACAATATGAATTTCATTTAGCTCCTTTGTTTTCTTCGCTTATCCATGATATCCCTTGTTTTCAAGAGACTTTGGTAGAGACCAATCCATGTGAACCTCCGTTACCCATCACACAACTGTTGTATGTCTTGCCCTATGAGGATTACAAAGACTTGATTCCTCTCAAGTACAAACCACTAGAGAAGAAATTCCCCAACCTTTGTAGCATGAACTTCCCCTTGCATTATGAATTCTGTAAATTTTTATGGGAAGGTCATGCAGATTTTCACCACATTCCGTTGAAAGCCTTAAATGACGAGGTTAAACTTATTTGTCATAAAGAAACTGCGTAGTATAAGCAAACGCACGCTGATTGGTATCTTCGCAGGTACCTCCATACCGTTTTCGGGTATTTCGGGTTCTATTTCGGCGATTACGGGTATGGTTACGGGTCCGATTACGGTTTTTTGCACGGTTTGTTTTTACGCGATTTCTACGAGGCTTCATTGTATTACCCAGATAAAATAAATAAAGAAGTTGAAGGAGACTTCTCTTTCTAAACTATAATGTTTGTCTATTGCCTCCTTTGTACGGATGGGTCCACGTATATTGGAGCTACCGTGAATCTAGAGCATCGTCTAAGACAACACAACAAGGAATTGGTAGGAGGAGCCATGGCGACCACCCGAAAAGTGGCTACAGGGCATTCGTGGGAATGTTATTGTTATGTTTCTGGATTTCCGACTTGGCAAGCCTGTCTCCAATTTGAATGGAGGTGGAAGCAGTTGTCTCGGAAAGTATCTTTGTCCCATCCGTTGGAACGAAGAAAAGTCGCCCTCCAAACGTTACTTGGATTAGAACGGTCCACGACGAAAGCGTTACCTTATGCGGAATGGCCTAGTCCACCTACCATTATGTATCCAAATAAAATTGAATCTAAAGAAACTGAATCTAAAGAAACAACTACAGAGATTGTATCATGATTCAACTTTTCCTAGGCCCCATGTATGCTGGAAAAACGACCCTGCTCCTGAATTTGTATAAAAAACACGGCGGTATCATTTTAGATTTTTCAGAAAAGGAATGTCAAGAGGGACAGTTGAGGAATCACGACAAAGAATGTGAACCTTGTATTCTTCTATCCTCATTACAAAACATTCACACCGCAGAAACATCTATCCAACGAAGATTTTCGCATGCCCAATATATCTATATCAACGAAGCTCAATTCTTCCCAGATTTACTGGATTTTGTGAAGAGATGGGAAGAAAAAGACATCTTTCTCTTTGGTCTAGATGGAGACTTTCAGAGGAATCCGATTGGACAAATCTTACAGGTGATTCCTTTGTGCGACAAAGTGGAAAAATTAAATGGTTTATGCAGTCGTTGTAAATCGGCATCCATCTTTTCCAAACGTATCACGGAAGAGAAGCAACAAATTCTTTTAGACGAAACAGCGTATATCCCCTTGTGTAGAAATTGTTATCTATCTATATGAGCTACCCCTTTGAGGAAACCAAATACTTATGTGTCTCTAGCGGTTTGATTGGAATCAGTGCTTTACTGTTGTTTGGCTTGAAAGAATATATACTGTCTTTTTTACTTGGAGTCCTTTGTATCACCTCCATCAATCACTGGCGAAACTACATACACCATGGCATACGTCAACGTATAGATATTTCATGGGTCATTTTTTGTGGAATCTACATTACCTGGATAATTGTTCGTCAACGAAACGAATACAAAAATTATCTATTATTCAGTGTACTTGCTTCTTTGTTTGTCTTTTTTATCTTTAGTCTGAGAGGGCAAAAATACTGGGTGGTGTTTCACTCAAGTCTGCATCTTTATTTGTCTTTTTTTGTTCCATTAATGACTATTTTATAAAGCTAGAGTATAATGAAGAATCTATTACTCATTGATTCTAGTGTTAGAGACTATCAAGTTTTTGTAGATTCCGTCAATTCGGATACGATACCATTGGTATATTTCCCAACAACCACCCGAGAGAATATTTTAGAGTCGTTACTTTTTACGACGATAGAACGTATTGGAATTGTAAATGAAAAAAGAGGAGAGTTAGATGGAACCCCGTATTTTAGTTCAGAAAATATTCAATTTTTTACGTCAGTCATCCAAAGATTTTCTGTGAAACATATAGATTTTTTAGCATGTAATACATTGAACCATTATGGTTGGGATAGTTTATATTCAAGTTTACAAAATGACACGGGTGTTATTGTAGGAGCTTCTGATGATATGACGGGTAATATCAAATATGGAGGTGACTGGATTATGGAAACGACATCCGAAGACGTTGAACTTATTTATTTTACAAAACAGATTCAATATTATCAATATTTATTAAATCAAACAAACAACACATTAATGGTGATAAAAACGGATGGATTCTTATGGGGCATGGGGACAAACACATCCGGACAACTTGGAGATGGAACAAATATAGATAAAAGTAGTTTTGTAAAAATAACAACAACTAAAACACCCAAATTGATTGCATCAGGATATTCACATACGATTGTCTTAATGACAGATGGTTCTTTATGGGGTGCAGGATATAATTTTAACGGACAACTCGGACTGGGAAATAGAACAAACTATAATACGTTTCAATTGATAACAACAGGAATTAGCGGCAGAACTATAAAATCAGTATCCTGTGGGGGTGATCATACAATGGTTAGTATGACGGATGGAACTTTATGGGGTACAGGACTGAACGAATCAGGACAACTAGGCTTAGGGAATTATACACTACGTTTTACAACATTTCGACAAATAACTAATTCAGGTAATTTACAAGTAGACACTGTATTTTGTGGGCTTAATTCTACCTTTGTTCTTATGACAGATAATTCCCTGTGGTGTACGGGTTCCAACTACAGTGGGCAGTTTGGGTTTGAAAACACGAATTTTTACAATGTATTGACTCTGTGTCAATTTAACGTAAAAACAATTGGAGCAGGTGAGGGTTCTCTAGTTATAGCACTCAATACCGGAGATTTATTAGGAGCAGGATTTTTTTGGGTGATAGGGTTGAACGCCCCAAATGGTTACGCTACAACATTTAGAAGCATTACAATTAATATATCCGGTAAAAGTGCGAAATATGTTTCTCATGGAATGAATCATGTGATTGTTTTAATGACAGATAATACATTATGGGGTACAGGGACGAATGGCGAAGGCATGTTAGCAATAGGAAACACTACAAATCAATTAGTGTTTAATCAAATTACTCAAAATATAACTGGAAAAACACCAAAATATATAACTACAGGGGTTCAATATACTGCAGTATTGATGACGGATGGTACTCTCTGGATTGCGGGTAATCTGAATGGTTTATCTAATACCGTTCTAACTCAGGCTTTAACCGATGTTTCGGTGGTACCTGGCTATATGGTAGATACGAATGTACCTCTTTCTATCACGAGTATTACACAAAATGTAAGTGGGCTCGTGACCATTAACGGAACAAATTTCGTCAATCCTACCGTGACCATGACAGGCGGATTTACGTCGGGTACGGTTACCAAAGTCAGTGCTACACAGCTTACTTTCACACCCAGTTCTTTTATTGGAAGTTCTACCTTTACCGTTACCGATAGTGGAACATCCGTATCTTTAACTGCCTCTTTTCCTACTATTACGAGTATTACACAAGCAGCAAGTGGACTCGTGACAATTAACGGTTCAAACTTCGCAACACCAACGGTCACCATGACAGGCGGATTTACGTCGGGTACAGTCACCACAGTCAGTACTACCCAGCTCACTTTCACACCAAGTTCTTTTATTGGCAGTTCTACCTTTACGGTCACTGTTTCAGGTAGTTCTGTATCTTTAACTGCCTCTTTTCCTACTATTACGAGTATTACACAAGCCCCAAGTGGGCTCGTGACCATTAACGGTTCAAACTTCACAACACCCACAGTGACCATGACAGGTGGCTTTACTTCAGGTACGGTTACCAAAGTCAGTGCAACCCAGCTCACTTTCACACCCAGTTCTTTTATTGGAAGTTCTACCTTTACGGTCACCGATTCAGGAAACTCTGTATCCTTAACCGTTTCTTTTCCTAGCATTACGAGTATTACACAAGCCGCAAGCGGGGTCGTGACCATTAACGGTTCAAACTTCACAACACCCACAGTGACCATGACAGGTGGATTTACCTCGGGTACGGTTACCAAAGTCAGTGCAACCCAGCTCACTTTCACACCCAGTTCTTTTATTGGAAGTTCTACCTTTACGGTCACCGATAGCGGAACATCCGTATCCTTAACTGTTTCTTTTCCTACCATAACGAGTATTACACAAGCCGCAAGTGGGTTTGTTACCATTAATGGAACCAATTTCGTGACACCTACTGTCACCATGACAGGCGGGTTTACCTCGGGTACGGTCACCAGAGTCAGTTCTACTCAATTGACTTTTACAGCCAGTTCGTATATTGGAAGTTCAACCTTTACGGTCAACGATTCAGGAAACTCTGTATCCTTAACTGTTTCTTTTCCTA